CAATACGATTCTTTGATATCTTCAAATGATAATTTATTACAAACCGCAGAGTCTTATCAAAAAGAAGTTGAAATAATTTCAATATTAGATAGAGGTACGATTTTGAGTGAAATTGATGTATATGATTTGAATACAATTGTAGGTCAATCCGACTATGAAACAATTGGATTTGGTATATATGCTCAAAATGGATATGCAATTAGAAACTACTATGATGAAAATAATAGAGTGGTAAAAGAAAGAATTAAAGTTGATTTAATAACCGAACAAAAGAGGAGAGATGTAGTTGCACCAATAGTAAAAATAAATGGTCAAGGTGACCCGCGTGGTGGTTATTATTTAACATCATCGGTTTATACCGAAACTAGATTAAATATCCAACCATTTTCAGGCTCCAAAGTAATAAATCCTGGTACAGGAAGTATTATTGCAGTTCAAAAAGTAGATGGATATTTACCAACACATTATAGAAATACTTCCGATTTAACAAGAGGATTACAAAATTCTTTTTATAGAGGTTCAAAAAATACTGCAGCAACTACTTTAGATGGTAGTTCTCCTATTGAAACATTTACATCTAACCCTAATACATTAACAGTAAATAAAACAGGTAGAAATACAAGTGAACCAATTTTGGAAGTAGAATAACGGAATTTTAAAATAATTATATTTATAAACAAAGATAATATTAAACTATGGGATACTTAAGTAACACAGAATTGACGGTAGACGCAATTCTTACTAAAAAAGGTAGAGAAAAACTTGCTGCAGGTTTAGGATTAAACATTACTCAATTTGCTTTGGCAGATGATGAGATTGATTATACCTTATACGAGCCGGCACATCCATTGGGTTCTGCTTATTATGATACGGCAATTAAAAATATGCCTGTATTAGAAGCAAATCCTGATGAAACACAGGTAATGAAATATAAATTGGTAACTTTACCAAAAAATACAACTCGTATTCCGGTTGTTGAATTTGGTATTCCAAATATTTCAGTAAGTCAAAAAAGTGGTGAAGTTGCGTTATCACCAACAACATCTCCAGCAGGAAATAGAAGATTAGGATATACAATTGTACTTTCTAATAAAAATGCAGGAGATATAATTGGTGAAGGAGTAACATCCGATGTTGGTACAGTACCTGTATTTATAGGTGATGACGTATCGGCAACTGCAGCAATTGCAAAAGGATTATCTTTTAGATTTATTCCAAACCCATCATTAACATCAACAACAAGAACAACAATAACAGTATATGGTAATGAAACGGGTGGTTCTCAAACTATTCCTATTACAGTAAACTATGTACAATAATAATAAACAACTATGGCATTAATTAGAGACAATAGAGGAGCACTTTTAGCATCAAACTTATCAACATATTTAGCAGGTGCAGCTAATACAGCAGGTACACCCGTTGATACTAGTGATTTGGTTGGAATTATCAATCAATTCTTAGGACAAGGTGAACAAATTAGTGCTGACGTAACTACTATTACAAATGGTATTTACAAAAAGTTCGGTGCAATTGATAAAGTAACAAATAGAACCGAAATTGTAACTTCTGGAATATGGAGTGGTGATACAGGTTCTTTGGATGTTAAAGCAAACTATACTGCATCTGCACAACAAACAGGAGCAAGTGGTAAATATTATTTAGATGTATATGACACAATTGCAACGGGTTCTGGAGAAGTTCAATTCTCAATTGCATATGGTGATGTTGCCGGAAACGGAGCACCTACATTAACACAAACTGATTCATCTACAATGCCAACTAAGGCAATCTATAATCAATTAAAAAATGTATTATTAGATACTGCAGATAATTATTTTAGTATTTACACAGGTTCAACGGCAGGAGGTGCAGATATGACTGCATTCTACGCAATTAACATCAATAGAGCTAGATACAAAGAAAGATTAGACCCAGGAAATATCTCAATAGATTTATCAGGTTCAGTTAGAACCATTACCTTAATTGATGATAGTGGTGGAACGGATGAAAACGTAACAACTGCGGGTAGAGTATATAACTTAGTTAGTGGTTCATTAAATATTGGTTCAGCATTAACTGCATCAATTGCTACAACTAACGGATATAGTGCACCGAACGGACAGGGTTATGGTTTATTTTATCCAGATATGGGTATTATATTATTAAATCCAAAAGCATTGGCTTCGGCAGTTGACCCTAAATTGGGAGAAGCAAGTGGTTCTATTACAAACACATATCATCAAAACAATGGTAATAAATCGGGTTCAGTAGCATTATTAATGTCAATTAGTGGTGGTATGGATTTCCAAGTAAGAAGAACTGAAAACGTTTCTACATCTCATTATTTTGTAAGAGCAAACAATAGAGAATTTAACTTCTCAAACAATCCAACATTCGTAACTGGTTCAGTTGGGGCATTTGTTAACTCATCATTTGAAAGAAACCCTAAAGTTTACATTACAACTGTTGGTTTATACGATGACGCAAATGAATTATTAGCAGTTGCAAAAACATCAAAACCGGTTGAAAAATCATTTGATAAAGAAGTTGCAATCAAAGTTAAATTAGATTTCTAATCGGAGAATAAAATAAAAACTATAACCCACCTTAATTTGGTGGGTTTTTAGTTTTAAGATATTTATATACGATATGTTAAAAAGAATACCAAAATCAGATATTAGTATAAGGCCTTTCAAAGCCTATAAAGAATGGAGTTTTGATAACAATTCTACTGAGATTGATTTGTTAGAAGCGAATATTAGTTCATCGGATTTATCTGGACTATATCCCAAAAATTCTATATACGGACAACTAAGAGCTCAATTTTATAATGGAAACGAAGATAATCCATTTACAAGAACCGGCTTTAAAACAAATCAATATAATGATAACCCAATATCAAAAGAAAGATTTTTAAGTGGAAGTGCAAAAGTAATTTCAATTCCACAAATATATGTTGGAGAAGGCATCAAAAGAGGTTCTGTTATATTACTTGATAATACTGATAATATAGAAGATGATTCATACGGAAATTTAATTATAAACGGAAATGATACTATAAATTTTTCAACATTTAATTTAGAAAATGACCAATATACATTTGATTTATTAGGAATAAATTATACAGTAACGATAACAACTATTAATTTAGAAACAGGACAATTAATTTGGTATTATAATGGGGAAGTATATATAACTACAATCGTTTCATTTGATATTAACTCTGGTGATATGGTAGTTATTAATGTGGATTTTGTATCTAGTGAAAACTCAGCAGAAAAAGTAGGAAACATTTTCTACAATTCAGGATTGATAACTTTAACAAGAAAACCAAATACTAGATTATTAACTAATTGGGATTTATCATTTAAATCTACACAAACAATATATGAACATGAATATTTATTAATTGTAAATGAAGATGAATTTAATGTTTCACAAAACCCTTCGGCGGTGGTTGAAATTGGTAGAGAAACTTCTTTCATCACAGGTTCGGATAATAAAACTTATAGAGTTACCACTACACCGGGAGTCAAATATATTCGTAAAAAGTCTATTTTAGAAAATGGTTCTATTATGGATTATAGTATTGGTTCATCGGTTAATTCATTAGTATCAGGTGGATTTGACCAATATGAGTATAGTTCATCTTTGGATTCAACGGGGTCTTATTTAGCACCATTTATTACAACAATTGGTTTATATGATGACAATTGTGATTTAGTAGCAGTGGCAAAATTACCACAACCAATTAAATCATATCCTGATTTACCTGTAAACTTTATTGTACGATTTGATACATAATCTTATATTTATATTTAAAAACAAAAAAGAATGTCAAAAATTTTAGAATTATACAAAGCACAACAATCAGCATTGGGTGTTGATAAGATTTCTTTTGATGCAGGTGTAAACGCAAAAACCCCTTATACAACAAATGATTTGAAAAAAGCAGATGAGCAAGTTTTAACTGCTGCAAAATTCAAAGTAGGTAGAGGTGGAGAAGTGAATGAGAAAAAATACTCAGACACAGTTAAAAAATAAAAAAACTTAATGGTTAAAAAAGTTACAAAAAAGAACAATCCAAAATGGGTTGCACAAAAATATGGATTTAAGTCTGGTTTAGAAGAAACCATTTCTCAACAAATAGAATCTCAAGGAATTAAAGTAGAGTATGAAACTGAAAAGGTTCCCTACATAATTCCTGCATCCACTCACCACTATCATCCCGATTTCAAACTACCAAATGGTATTAGAATAGAGACAAAAGGTAGGTTTGTGGCAGCTGACCGTAAGAAACACTTATTGGTTAAAGAACAAAACCCAAATATGGACATTAGGTTCGTATTTTC